TTCTCTTATTATGTGCTTCAATATTTGATTCTGTTATTTGCTTAACAGTTTCCTTTTTTGTTGATTTCTTTCGCTTCTTGCCATTTTCTGTAATCAAAGGCTTCTTTCTTCTCCTTGATTCCATCTTAGGTTGTTCATTATCATTTCCAGCAGGTTCACCACCCATGTCAGGTGCATTTCCACCGCCATTCATATCCTCTGTGGGTTCCTGTGCTTCCATTCCTGGTTCTGTCATTCCTTCATCACCTCCAGGTGCTCCCATCATGTCAAGACCTCCACCGAAGTCTCCGCCGCCACCTCCAGGGAATCCACCTCCACCAGGGCCTCCATCACCAGGACCACCACCTTGTGCCTCTTGATATTCAGCTCCAGGTTCTCCGTAGATTCTATCTGTCATATCAAAGATACCAGTTCTCTTAATGATTTGAGATGTATTCTCCAATTCAGCAGCCAATGCCTTTTCAAGTCTTATCTCTTCAAGATTCTCCTTAATATCCTTATCAGACCACTTTAATATCTCCTTCTGCGCTCTCTGTAATGACATAACAGGGATGCCGTTTCCAGGGTCACTTACCGCATCTCTAACAGCTGATAATTGCTTTTGAATATTCTCAATTTCCAATTGTTCAGCTTGAGTGGAAGGATTATTCATGGTTAAATTGAAGTTGGTTAAATCCTCTTCAAATCCCAATAAATATAAGTGAATGGTTGCAATCTTTGTTAATTCCATCAAGAACGCTTGTTGGTATCTATTAACCGTTCTTGCAAATCTTACATCCTGCAAGGCAAGATTCTTACCATCTCCTGTTGCTTCCTCAAAATTCAAGAATGATTGCGGTATTCTTAATGCGGCGCAAAGTTTCTTTTGAATATACTTAATATCATCAATGGCATCCAAATTCTTTGCCCCCGACAATGTTTCAATGGGGGATGCAGCACCTTCTGTTCTTGTAGGGATAAAATAATCATCCGTGGCACATAAGATATTCTTTCTTAAATCCAATTGCCCTGTCATTGGGTCCACAATGGGTGTTCTTTTAAATTGGTCTGCAATCTTATCAATATAAGGGCCAATATCTTCATCATCCAATCCGCCGACATATATCTTATATATTCTTCTTTCCATTGACCTTTCAAGGCGATATATAAGCATCATATCTTCCATCAATGCAAGCATTCTAAAATGTCTTCTACCTGCTGCCAAGCAACTAACACCATAAGGCAAATACATTGAATTATGAAGCAATCTAAAGTGTGCTACTTGCCAATTTCTAAATGGTACCAAATCTCCGCCTAATTCATTTTGCCATAAGAATTGTGTGGATAAATCATTATGAGCAACATCAGTTGTATTGGTTGCAATGGAACCACCGCCATAAGGATTAATAATTCCATTTTCAATTCTCTCTACTTCTCCTACAGGTAATTGTCTCCATCCCTTAACGCCCAAATTTTTATCAATATCAAGCAACATGAATTGATTTCCATATTTGCACATGGCTCTAATAATCATTTGTGCTGTTACTTGTAAATTTAATCTATTTACGAATAAGTCTTCCAATATGGATTTAATTCTATCTGATTTGGATGATACATTAACAACCATTCCTTGCCGTGAACCTGTTGTAACAACACATTCTTCTGATATTAAATCCAATGCAGCACCAATCTCAGGATATGAATCCATAAGGTCAGCATCCATGTACATTAACTTAACATTGTTTAATCCATTAAATGCACTAATAGATAGATTCTGATTAACCTTCTTCCATCTATTTTCAAGGTATTTATTCTGTTGAAGCTCTAACTTCTTTTGTTTATATTCCTCTGGGTCAGTGGTCTTAAATACAACCTCGTCTTTAGGTTTCTCTGTATGTAAGTCAGCTATCCCATTAGATACACTCCAAGCTCCATTGAATACCTTTGACATATCTTGGAATGTTGTAAGTATTTTATTCGCCATTTTTGATAATTAAAAATGAAATATCTAATCTCTTTCTTATATTATAATATATAAATATTTCCTTATAAATATTCAAGTGAAATAAGAGATAGATTTATTTATATCCAGCTCTTAACCATAGATAAGGACCAAATCTTCCATCACTCATTTCTTTCACTGTTCCAACATGTCTTGAACTATAAAATGGTAATGATGTTGCCTTTGAAACAATGGGTTCCCCTTCCTTAATCGTATTCTCTTTTGGCCTATATCCACCACCTCTCATATATGCATTAAGTATGGCCGCATCTCTTGACTTTGTTGCTTCCAATTTTTGAAATGAGAATTTATATATAAACAATGCCATGGCAATGCAGGTAATATTATCATCATGACTTCCTGCCATATGGTCCATTCTACCATCTTCTCCCTTAAATATCCATGTATCCAATTCATTACATAATCTAACTGAATGTACGGTAAATGAACCGTCAGATATCATATTGGCACAATTTCTTAACAATGAAAATCTATTTCCTTGAAAGTGAAAACCTGGCATTCTCTCAGCAAAATTCTCATTGGATTTATTGGTAATCTTCATGTATTGTTTCATGACATTATCATCATAATACAGATTCTTATATCCCCAATAATTCATCAATCTTAACAAACATGCATCACCAGTGCCACCAGTGGCATCAACAACAATATAGGCATTGTTATATAATGTTCCATATTTATATAACATATCTCCCAATTTATCTCCTAAGACTCTACCATTATATTCCATGATTTGTTCCAAATATGGCATTCCATATTCATCCTTTCCGTCAGCATCAATGACTTGTATGGATGTTCTATCTTCACTACTACCCATGGAAACATCACAAGCTAATATATATCTATGCCCTTCAATTGGAGCTTTCCAAAACCAGGTTAAATCTTCTGTCTTATCTCCATAATCCGATAATGGGTCTCTTACATCTCGCAATCTGATTCTTTCAATAACCTCAGCTGGAACAACATTGTCTGATGAACCCAAGAACGATACATCCAACTCCTGAGCAATTTTCATTGGGTCATTGTTCATGGATTGACACATGTTTTCATACCATGGCGATGTTGGTTTCCATCCACTACGTTCTAATTCTCTCCACTTATCTGGCTCATAACGGATATTGCCTTTTTCATCAATGGTTTCTTCTACCTTCCATTCTAATTCGCCTGTATTATCATTTTTCTTATACCATTTAAGAAAACGATTATAACGTAAATCTTGATACCATTTAAACTCTACAACAACATATCCATTCTTCTTTTCTTTAGCTTGTTTATATGTTTGATAATATAATGGGTCTTTACCATTAGGTGTAGAAACCATTATAATTTTTGCGTTTTTAACGGCTGCTGTTGCTGCTACAACTGATGCATATACATTGACACCATCCTGTATAAATCCAGCTTCGTCAAGAAGGACAACGCTACATGTCACCCCACGAGTCGCATTTGGACCACTTGACCGCACATAAATTTTACATCCGTTAAATAATTCTGCGTAAGATTGTGATTTTTTAACATAAATATCCCTCTTATTTTTCTCTGAGCTTTCATCTGGGGAATAGTATTCATCTCCCCACATCCATCTTGGAACTTGGTCTAAAAAGTCTGTTATCTTCTTTAATAATTCTATTGCTTGTTCTTTTTTATTCGCTAGGCAAACAACTGTCTCAGGCTTTTCTTGTGTTGCAAATACAAGATTTCCTGTAATCCATGCAGTTGATACTGTACTAATACCACATTGTCTATGTTTTATTGATACTACTTTATTATTTGAAGCCAATGCTTCACAATATACCTTTTGCCTTGGGAATAGCATGAATGGAACTTCTCTTCCTTCTGTTCCATTAAATGTTCTTAGGTAGTGTTCTATGAAATAGATTCGGCTTTTATCAGAATAACATTTAATGTATTCTTGTGCCATTTCATGTTGGTCAATCATAAAAATATCTCCTACTTATATTTCTATAAATAGGAGATATTTCAATTTTTATTAAATCTGTTGATTACTTTTCAACACTTAAAACGTACTTGTAATAACCACAATTCCATATCTTATTAGGCTCCTGCAAATCCTTTATCGTTGAACCAGCTCTTTCTTTCAAAAGTTTCTTATATTCGTATGAGGTTAATCTTTGCCCTCTGAAAGCATATAGACATTCAGGCTTTGTTGTTTCAACAAGTGAGAAATCTAAATCTTGGAATAATGATTCGTCACACGTTGCCCACATTCTATCAATAAAGATTCTCAATTCATTGATTTCATTTTTATGATTATCAATAAACATTTGAATTATATCATTAGCGATAGAATTTTCATTCATTTCAGTTTTAGTTGAATAGCGTGTGATATTCCATACACCATCTTTATCTTTTAATAAAGACATTACAACAACAAGCTCATCTGTTTTTGAATCATAACCGCCATAACATAAGCTTGACATTGTGTATGGTTCAACATCGTATCTATCGATGAAACATTTTGCATCTTCCTTTGAGATTTCTTTTACATAGAAATTCTCTATTGAAGATTTTACATCGTTAATTGTATTGAACGTTCTTAACAACTTAGAATACACAGCTTCTTTGTTATTAAGATATTCATCCTCACATATTTGAATAAGTTCGAAACCATTTTCATTCATTCTTTCAAGCTTATCCAAATGATACTTTTTTGTCTTACCATATTTTTCAGAATGCCAATAAATACCATTGTATTCAATGCCTAATCCATATAATTCAATCAATATATCAATCTCTCTATTTCGAAGAATGCTTCTATCTTTTGTTTTGATTAAATCTTTATCAATCTTACTTGTAATAAAATCAAAAATTTCTCTCTCCATTTTTGAATTATTACCGCAAGCACATGATATACACCCCGCCCCATTATAATGATGATAAGGGGTTTGCATAAATGGACCATGTTCAGGACATATAATCTCAATAGGCGTTTCACTATTTGTAATACCTCCTTCTGGCTCGTTGTAAATGTACTTATCTCCATGGACTATTCTTGAACGCCGAACGAATTCTTCAAATGTTAAACGTTCAACACCAGCACATTTATTACAACCATATTTGGATTCTAATAAATAATCTGGCCTTGCAGTAAATTCCCCATGAACAGAACAGATACATTTTATTGGTGTTGATTTGCTAATATATTCTTGCCCTTTGGCAATACTTATTTTGTCGCCATATTTTTCTTTAAGTTCTTGAATGAATTTTTTAGTTGTTTTTGTATTAAATGTTAAAACATATTCAGCGCCACAAGCCTGGCACCCTTTTCCTCCTAAATGGCTAACTGGATTTTGCCAAAATTCACCATGTTTAGGGCATATAATACATACTTTAGTTTGACTATTTGTATATTCGATTTTACTATAGTCATATTTGTCTCCATGTATTTCTTTTGCCATTTTGACAAATTGTTCTGTAGTATATCTCCTTTTATTAGCGGCTCTATCAGTCCCACATTTATTACATCTTTTGCCACTAATGTAGTTCCCTGGTGTGATTTCGTACTCGCCATGAATAGGGCAAATAAGTTTAACATGCTTGTTAATACTTTGATAATCAACAAGGCTAAAATCATCTGCATCGCCATGAATCGTCTTTGCCTTTGCGATAAATGTTTCTGTTGTGTACTTTACATTTCCAGAACACAAAGAACATCCTTTGCCTGTTAGATGACAATTTGGCCTTTGCTCAAAATCACCATGAATGGGGCATGTAATAATTACTTTCTGATTTGACCTTACATATACAGTTTTAGAATAGTCATACTTGTCACCATGCTTCTTTCGTGCTTTTTCAATGAATTTATCCGTATCCATATTCTTTGAATAATCACGATTTTGGTAAGTACAAGTCTTACATCTTTTTCCTGAAAGATAATCACTTGCTTTTATTTCATAATCTCCGTGTATTTTACAAGTAACAATTATCTTGTTTTTATGTCCAGTATAAATTGATTTTGAATAATCATCCAAATCATCATTCATTTCCTTGCCTCTACGAATGAATTCTTCCGTAGTGATTTTGATTGGATTTCTACTTTCAACCTTATACATGCATTTCTTGCAGTTCTTTCCATATAAATGGCTACTAGGTGTTTGTTGAAATTCACCGTGAATTGGGCAAATAATTGTTACCTTCTTATCACTTCTTTCATAAACAACCTTGGAATAATCATATTTATCACCATGGACTTGTCTGGCTCGTTCAATGAAGTTACGAGTCTTTTCATCCACTATGATAGATTGTTCTTCCTTATCAATTGATTCACTGTTAGAATCATTCCCTAATTGAATAGGATTACATTCAGAGCAATCACAAAATAAAGATAACCCTGCTCCATGTTTCCTATATTTTTGCTGATTTCCTTCCATATAATCAATATTATTTATATCGAAACATGATGCAAAGATAAGTGTATATTCTATATAAACAAATAATGAGAAACTTATTTATGAATTATTAAGCTTCTCATTATCATATTTAACAATTGTTAGTTTTATCTTTCATTTGGAAATCCTATTCCATACCTATCGTACTTATCATATTGTTCCTTTCCAATGAATTGTCTAAATTGTTTTGGCCACATATAACACAATAGAGTATCTATATTACCATATTTAATGCAATCTTTTATTCCATCAATGTTATCTTGTATTTCTTGTTCTTCAGAATAATTTGGATTTGCTTTTCTTTTTTGAACCATCTTTGGATATAATCTTTCTTCACGTCTTAATATGCGCAAAGCGAAGTCTTCAATGGTTGTAAAGTCTTCATTGGGCAAATATGCTTTCTCATTTTTGAATTGTCCTCTATAGCTATCTCCATCTCTTAATTGATAGTTATCATTACCATATATTTTTAAGAATTGTTGTCTTGACATGGGTGCATATTGTTTTTCATCTGCCACATATCCATTTTCATATTTATATTTCTTAACCCAGAATCTCTTAATCATATTTGGATTTAAATCACCAATAAACAATGCTTGATGTTCTGAATTATTAAATATATTATTTGCCATTGCAGGATTGTCAGACTTGCTTATATAATCATATTTTGATTTTCTTGCTTCGTCATTATAGGCTTGTTTTTGCTTATCTCTTTCTTCTCTACTGCCAAATGGCATTGGATTAGAACCTTGCCCGAAGAACGTATTTGAATTATTCCATACAGGAGTATCTAAATCATTTGAGTTTGCTGTAAATTCAATAATAACGGCTGCTTTATGATTATCACCACCATTGAAAGGAGACGTAAAATATTTTGCT